ATCCAGGGCAGAATATTGCAGGGTGAAGCGGTTGCATTAGACGCTCCGCAAGCGGCATCCTTGGCGTATACGCCGGAGACTTCTTATGCCCCCGCAGAATAGACTTGCGCCTACGCCTAACAATGCTTTGGCTTATAGCGTCCCTGTGCCATTTGACGCAGGAATACTGCCGCCTCCGCCTACGCAATTTGTTCCGCGCCGCGAACTCGAAAACCTTTCTATTGGCCTTGGGCGTGGATTTGTTTCTGGCCTAGAAGGCACCAAACAAATGGTGACGCAGCCCGTTGTGACGGCTAAAGCCTTGCTTGAGGCAGCGCGTCAGATAAGCGACGATCCGCGTATTGTTTTGGATATGCTTCGCGAAGCCCGCCAACGAGCCGCTTCTGGTGCGCTTGGTCTTGGCGAATTGATCGGCGAGAACGTGACGCCAGGAATGCGTGGACAACCTGCGCCGGTGAAGTCAGAGATTATTGGGTATCACAGAACGACAACGCCGTTTGAAGGCGAGTTTCGTAAAGAAAAAAACAAAATCGGCGTTTCGTTTGCTGGTCCACAAGGCTATTACTTTTCGCCAGACGTTAACGACCCAACGGCACAAATTTTTGGTCGTCACGTTATTAAAGCCGACGTTAAAGTCAAAAACCCCGCGCCTGTTTTGCAGATCAATAGTGGCGTGCGTTCCGTACCACGCTCAATTTTGCCTGTTTCTGAAAAAGCGGTTTTGGAGCAAATTAAAAAAGACCCACGTTTTTTGAGCAAAGGCGGATTAGTTGCTGCTAACAGCGTAGATGACGTTGTGGCGGGAAAAACTATGGCCCATGCAGATACTTGGAAAGAACAAGAAAAAAATCTGCTTGCCGCTGCTAGACAAGGAAAATTGTTTAGGTTGATGAATCCAGAAGTTATTAATGACTTCGATGTTGAATTGCTCAAGAAAAATGGGTTTGATGGGTTTATTTACCAACGCCCAGAATTTGCAGCAAGCTCCATGCCGTCGCAAATTGTTGCGATTGATCCCAAACAAATTGAACGTATTTCCGAGTTTATTGATTAATGCAACTGCCAATCTATAGCCCGGAGGACGAGCAGGCTCTAATGAGCAAGCTCTGGTCTGCCGCCGTCAAGGACGACCCAGAAGCCTTCGTGCTATTCGTGTTTCCGTGGGGGCAAAAGAATACGCCCCTCGAACACTTTAAAGGTCCGCGCAAATGGCAGCGTCAGGTGCTGCGCCAAGTACGCGACCACATCGCTAAACAGAAAGACCTTACCTCTTACGAAGTCTTGCGTATGGCAACGGCTTCAGGACGCGGTATCGGTAAATCTGCGCTGGTGTCGTGGCTCATCCTTTGGATGCTCACAACCCGTATCGGCAGTACCACGATTGTCTCGGCGAACTCCGAAGCGCAGCTCCGCTCAGTCACTTGGGCAGAAATCACCAAATGGGCGGCGCTCCTGATTAACTCGCATTGGTTTGAGTTGAGTGCCACCCGCGTGATGCCCGCCAAGTGGATCGCTGAACTCGTTGAACGCGACCTCAAGAAAGGCACGCGCTATTGGTCCGTCGAAGGCCGCCTGTGGTCGGAAGAAAACCCGGATTCGTATGCCGGTGTCCACAACCACGATGGCGTCATGGTGATATTCGATGAGGCGTCGGGCATTCCCGATTCCATTTGGTCGGTGACGGCGGGCTTCTTTACGGAAAACACGCCGAACCGTTTTTGGTGCGCGTTCAGCAACCCGCGTCGTAACGAGGGGTACTTTTTTGAGGCTTTCAATGCAAAACGAAACTTCTGGTCCACGCAAAACATCGATGCCCGCGAAGTCGAAGACACCGACAAAGCGGTCTACGAGCAAATCATCGCCGAATACGGTGCGGACTCGCGCCAAGCCAAAATCGAAGTCTACGGCCAGTTCCCTACCGACGACTCCGACCAATTTATTCCTCCTTCCTACGTGGAAAGTGCAGCAACTCGCGAGCGGTACAGGGACGATAGCGCGCCACGCATCATCGGAGTTGATCCGGCGCGAAGCGGCGCGGACAGCACGGTTATTGTTGTCCGACAAGGAAGAGACCTGGTGGCAATCCGTCGCTACCAAGGTGAAGACACAATGGAAACGGTCGGTCGAGTCATTGACGCGATTGAAGAGTTCAATCCTGCCCTAGTCGTTCTCGATGAAGGCGGACTCGGATATGGCATTCTTGACCGCTTAAAAGAGCAGCGGTATAAGGTTGTCAGGGGCGTAAACTTTAGTTGGAAGGCTAAAACCCCGCAGATGTACGCGAATAAACGCGCCGAACTCTGGGGGCAAATGCGTGAATGGCTGCAAACAGCCTCTATCCCGCAAGATCGCCAACTGAAAGCCGACCTCCTCGCACCGCATCAAAAGCCGAATTCGGCAGGGTCGATTCAGTTGGAAAGTAAAAAGGAAATGAAGTCTCGCGGACTGGCATCGCCCGATGCGGCTGACGCTCTCGCCTGCACATTCGCTTTCCCTGTTGCAAACCGCGAATATCGAGAACGACCGCGCCGCGTCACGACAAGCGACACCGGCAGCATGGTTAACTCTTGGATGGGCGCCTAAATGGCACGTAAATCGGTCAGTTTGGCAGTCGGTCGAGGCGAAAAACTGCCGGTTTCCAAAGGAGCCGGACTGACCGCCAAGGGCCGCGCCAAGTACAATCGTGCGACGGGTAGCAAACTCAAAGCTCCCGCGCCAAACCCTAAATCTAAGGCCGAAGCGGGCCGTAAAAAGTCATTTTGCGCTCGGATGCGCGGCGTTGTGCGCAAAGCCAAAGGCCCGGCTGAGAGGGCTAAAGCGTCACTTAAACGGTGGAAATGTTGATGAGCAGTCACAAAAAGGGTCTTTACGCTAATATCCACGCCAAGCGGAAACGAATTGCGGCGGGATCGGGCGAGAAAATGCGCAAACCGGGGACTAAAGGCGCTCCGACTGCTGCGGCATTCCGTAAATCGGCAAAAACTGCAAAAAAGAGGAAGTAATTATGCCAATGGATCGTATGGGTTTTGCCCCCGGCAGCGTCGGCGACATCATTATCGAATCGCAGCGTCAGATGCGTCAGCAGCAGCGACCCGCTCGCAGCCCGCTTGGAATGCGTAAGCGTCCCGTTCAGGAGGATGCCATCCGCACCACGGTGGATTTTCGCTCGACCCCGATGCCGAAACGCCGAGGTGGGCCGTAATGCCTCTCGTTAAATCCAGCAGCAAGGCTGCATTTCGTAAGAATATCCGCGCAGAAGTGCGGTCCGGCAAGCCCGTAAAGCAAGCCGTTGCCATCGCGTATTCTGTTAAACGCAAGGCTCAGAGCAAAAAGCGCAAGTAATTATGGCGAAAGACCCGACCGGCTTAAAAGGGGCGGCACAGGTCGCTAACACCCCGCAGTCGCGCAGTACGCGTGACGCTGCTGACGTGTTGGCGCGCATGCGCGAACGCTTAGAACAATCGCTATCGGCGTACAGCGAATCGCGTGACAGCGAACTCGATGACCTGCGCTTTATGGCCGGTTCCCCGGATAACCGCTGGCAGTGGCCGCAGGAAGTGCTGGCAACTCGCGGTGCCGTGCAGGGTCAGACGATTAACGCCCGTCCGTGCTTGACGATTAACAAGCTCCCGCAGCATGTGCGCCAGGTCACGAACGATCAGCGCCAGAACCGCCCGGCGGGCAAGGTCATCCCGGTTGATGATCGCGCAGACGTTGAAGTCGCCGAAGTGTTTGACGGCATGGTGCGGCACATTGAGTACATCTCTGATGCCGACGTGGCCTATGACACGGCCTGCGAAAATCAGGTGACGTTTGGCGAAGGGTACGTGCGTATCCTCACCGAATACTGCGACGAAAACACGTTTGATCAAGATATCCGTATCTGTCGCGTGCGTAACAGTTTTAGCGTCTACATGGACCCACACATCCAAGACCCATGCGGTTCCGACGCTGAATACTGCTTTATCACCGAGGACATGCCGAAAAGCGACTTTGAGCGGCAGTTTCCTAACGCAGAGCCTATTTCTTCTATTGCGGTACGCGGCGTAGGCGACGAACAGTTGTCGCAGTGGATACGCGAAGATACGGTTCGTATTGCAGAATACTTCTACGCCGTCTACGAAAGCGCCAAATTGCATCTTTATCCGGGCAACAACACTGCCTTTGCAGGGTCACCGGAGGCCAAGCAGTACGAAATGATGGGCGTGCGCCCGATCCGTACCCGCGACGTTGAAATCCGCCGTATAAAGTGGATGAAAACTAACGGCTACGAAGTCCTCGAAGAGCAGGACTGGCCGGGTAAGTGGATTCCGGTGGTGCGCGTCGTTGGCAACGAATTTGAAGTCGATGGCCGTATTTACATTTCCGGCCTCGTGCGTAACGCCAAAGATGCGCAACGCATGTACAACTACTGGGTATCGCAGGAAGCCGAAATGCTGGCTCTTGCGCCCAAAGCGCCGTTTATCGGTTACGGCGGTCAGTTTGAAGGCTACGAGACGCAGTGGAAGACTGCGAATACGACCAACTGGCCGTACCTTGAAGTCAATCCAGACGTAACGGATGGGCAAGGGTCAATCCTCCCTCTCCCGCAGCGTGCAGCGCCGCCCCTGCCGCAGACCGGCCTTATTCAGGCCAAGATGGGCGCATCCGACGATATCAAGTCCACAACGGGTCAATACGATTCAAGCCTCGGCGCCACGTCTAACGAGCGTTCGGGACGAGCAATCTTGGCGCGTGAACGGCAAGGCGACACAGGCACATACCATTACGTCGATAACCTGGCTCGCGCCATTCGCTATGTCACGCGTCAACTCGTGGACTTGATACCTAAAATCTACGATACGCAGCGTATTGCGCGGATTATCGGCATGGACGGGGAGACTTCGACGGTAAAGATCGACCCGATGCAGCCGGAGCCGGTGCGCAAGATCGTCGATGAGGCGGGTATTGTTATCGAGAAGATTTACAACCCGTCCGTCGGCAAGTACGACGTTGCTGTCACGACTGGCCCCTCGTATTACACGAAGCGGCAGGAAGCGATGGCGGCGATGGGCGAGATTCTGCAAGCCAACCCGCAGCTCTGGTCTGTTGCTGGCGACCTGTTCGTTAAGAACATGGATTGGCCGGGTGCGCAGGAGATTGCCGAGCGGCTTGCTAAGACCATTGATCCGAAACTTCTTGAATCATCCGACGAAAGCCCGGCGCTACAGGCGGCACAGGCTCAGATGCAAGCCATGTCTGCCGAAATGGAGCAGATGTTTGGCATGCTCCAAAATGTGCAGCAGTCGATGGAAGCGCGAGAAGTTCAGGTCAAGGAGTTTGAGGCGCAGGTCAAGGCGTATCAAGCTGAAACCGACCGCATTAAGGCGGTGGAGTCGGGCCTCAATGAGCAGCAAATTCAAGATATTGTAGCGGGCACGTTGGCTGGCATGATGTCATCGGGTGATCTAGTATCCGAGCCTGTTCCACGTGAAACACCCATGATCGGCGAAGAAATGCCGATGGCGGCCCCAGAAATGCCCATGCAAGGCGGAGAGATGCAATGAAAGCGGCTGATTTTGTAGGTCATTTGTTTTTGGCGCGAGATGTTACCCATTCTGTGCATCTCAACACGCGCAGCTACGCCAAACACAAGGCGCTCGGGGCGTTTTACGATAAGGTTGTTGACTTGGCTGACGACTTTGCCGAAGCCTATCAAGGCCGTCACGGTCTAATTGGGCCGATCTCGCTGCAATCGGCGAAATCCAAAAACGGCAACATTGTTGAGTTTTTGCAGGACTCACTTGATGAGATTGAGTCAAACCGCTACAAGGTTTGCGAAGAGAAAGACTCCGCGATCCAAAACATCATTGACGAGATTGTTGCTCTTTATCTCAGCACTTTGTACAAACTGCGCTTCTTGGCCTAATAACAGGTAGCGCAACGTGGCCCTCATCAAGATTTCACAACTTCCGGTTGCGAGTTCTCCGGTATCGCCATCGGATGTGCTGCCTATCGTCCAGGCGGGAATCACCCGTAAAGCGGCAATTAATCAGCTCGGCTATCTTGCTGCGGGTTCTGGCGCGACCGCGCGCACTATTCAGGACAAACTGCGCGATACCGTTAGTGTTAAAGACTTCGGCGCAGTTGGCGACGGCGTAACAGACGATACGACTGCTATTAAAGCTGCGGTTGATTACGCAGAAACCGTCGGCGCGGTTGTAGATTTTCCGGCTGGTAGTTATGCCGTTAAGATGATTTTTATTGAAACTGGAAACATTAAACTTAACGGAAACGGGTCAACAATTATTCAAAGCCACGATAATGTCAACTCAACGACGGTTGGTGGCGCCGGGCAATACAAGGTTAGCGCAGCGTTCTTTCTAAAAAGAGGATCGGAAAACGTAGAAATTACGGGATTTACGTTTACAACTAACAACGCGTCTTTCCCCGCGTTGGCTGCTGGATTCGGCTCGTACTTTCCCAGCATCGGCGGTCAGTTTAGCAACAATACTTATATCCACCACAACAACTTTGAAGGTGGGCAAGATCGCTGCATGTTTTTCCAAGCTGGAGAAAATCTCCGGTTTGAAAACAACAATGTCGTGGACAACGGCTTCACGGTACACATTGGCTATGCGGGAAATGTATATTTTTATGACGCGGCTAGTGATCTATCAATTAAGTATTCTCCGATTGCTCCGTCATTCATCAACAATGTTTTTGACGGGTACAGCAGTGACCGCAGCACAGTCTGCGCGCATTTAACGGGGTGCATTAACTTCGTTTGTCGAGACAATCGTTTTCTTGGGATGGCGATTGGCAGCATCGGAAGCCTTCGCGTATTGCGTTTGTACTCAAACGACTTTGGCCCATACGACGCGAGCGGAAACCAGTTGTCGTACATTCAAGGGATTTGCTCTGGAAATGTAATCAACGGCACTTTTGACCATGCGCTTGAAGTTGATGGTCAATCAGATTTTGCTTCGTCAACTTGGACATCTTCGTTCCAGATGAGAATTCTGGTCGAAGGAAATAACATTAAAGGCACCGGAAACGGCATCAAAATTAACGAGTGTAATGACACTAAGTTTTTTGGTAACTTTGTTGAAGTAACCGAATCGTGCCTGTACATGACGGCGCGATTGTCGTACGTCAACATCAGCAACAATGTGTTGAGATCAACCGCTGGCGGGTATAACGATACAGTCTGCTATAGCGCATTTGGCGCTGGCTCTGGATACATCACATTTAATAACAATCGTGTAACCGCAGCGAGTTCGTCCCAATATGTTTTTAACGACAATGTTGCCTTAACTTGGTTTGTTTGCAGCCAAAACAATTTCTTTTTTGATGGTGATGCGGCGAATTCGCGTCTTATTATTCTAAAACTTGCAGCGAAATCTTGGTTTACTAACAACGTATTTAACATTGAAACAGATGTTTCTGGTTTTGTTCCGCTAGTTTTGACGGGAAGTGGAGCATATGCGTCGGTAAATATTGAAGGCAATCATTTGCTTTCAATTAACGGGACTGGAGCAACAACCGTTAGATTTGTTGACGTTAATACGTTCAAAGACGTAAACATCCATAACAACATAGCTGGCGGCGCAATTCTTGTAGAAGACAGTGATCGTGTTTATATAACTAACAACACGATCATTATGCCGTCGGCAAACATTCAAAGAGCCATTGATTGCACGAACGTAGGATACGCCGCTAAGGCTTTAGTGGAGATTCATAGCAACTACATTCTGTCAGCGTCTGCAACAACAACGCCGGCTGTTTCAATTATTTCTAACAACAGTGCAACAGACAACACAACCTCAAAAGTAACGATGAATTACATTAGTTGCAATTCGTCGCAAGCGCCGATTGTTCAGCAGGATCAAGGCGAACTTGGAATTATTGGAAACACGTTAATCAATGCTGGCGCTGGCGGCACGGCTGCGGCAGTTACCGGATCGGCAACGCTTGTCAGCTTCTAATCGGTAAAAAGACATGGCAGCAAGATATTGGGTTGGTGGGACTGATACGTGGGACGCAACCGCTGGCACAAAGTGGGCCTCCACCTCTGGCGGCGCGGGCGGCCAATCGGTTCCTACTGCGGCAGATACGGTATTTTTTGACGCGGCGTCTGGCGCTAATACGGTCACGATTGATACCGGCGCAGTATGTTTGACGCTTACCATGACCGGATTTACCGGGACGTTGGCGTTTGGATCAAACAAGATTAGCATTGCTGGAAATAACGCAACAATTTTTACCGGCGCGACAACGTACAGCGTCACCGGGACACCGTTAATTGAATGCACTTATTCTGGCGCGACGGGCACTCGCACGTTTAACCCGGGTGCAACAACTGAAGCAAATTCCATCAGCCTTAAAGTAATTGCTGGAACCGATATTCTTCGCTCGACCGGCACGCAAGCGTTTAAAAATTATGACTTTACTGGGTTTTCTGGAACTTTAAACAATTCTGCAAGAACCATTTACGGCGACGCAATTTTTAGCTCAACGATGGTTCACGAGTCATCTACAGCAGTGATGACGTTTGCCGCAACTTCAGGAACGCAAAAAATAACGAGTTCAGGAGTTACGTTAAATTTTCCAGTTACGATTAACGCGCCCGGCGCAACCGTTCAATTACAAGACAATTTAAACACGGGGCTAAACAAATCAACGCTGTTAACAGCCGGAACATTTGATTTGGCAGGGAAGACGTTAACAACTGATAGCATTAACTCGACCGCTGCAAACGTCAGAACGTTGGCGTTTGGAGCAACAGGGAAAATTGTTAACACCAGAACTGCCAGTGGTACTTATGCGGTTGATTTATTCAATGCCTCTGTAAACTTAACTCTTACCGGAACTCCAGTATGGGAGTTTACTGGAAACTTTGCCGTTAGCTCTGGCATTCGCGGGTCAGCAACGACCGTGAGCATTGGCGACGTATATATTAAATCGGGAACTGGAACTTTTACTTTAGCAAGCGGCTTTAGATGCGGAACGGTCGATTTTACTGGGTTTTCTGGAACATTAGCCGCGGGAGCTATTGATACCGTCGGAGACATAGTTTTTTCAACCGGAATGACAATTTCTGCGTCAACATCAGCAATGTCATTTTTGAAATCGTCGGGAATTCAAAAATTAACGACTAACGGGAAAACATTTGATCGTCCTATCACTATTGGTAGCGCTTCCACATCTCCAACATTGCAACTACAAGATAATTGCACTGTAGGCAACACAAGAACATTTACAATTACTGCAGGATCGCTGGATTTAACCGGAAATACCGGGAACTGGACATTAAGTATTGGATTGTTTTCTTCGAGCAATTCCAATATTAGATCAATTATATTTGGAACTGGCGCAATCACCGTTACAGGTAATAACGCAACGGTTTGGAATGCCGCAACGGTTACAAATTTTTCATTTACTGGGACTCAAAGCATCTCATTTAATTATTCTGGGGCAACCGGAACCCGAACTATATTGCATGGATCGACAGCGGGCGGCTCTGCAAGTAACGCTATTAATGTAAACATTACGGCGGGGTCTGACGCCACACAAGTTGCTGGAACAGTAAATAATTTGAATTTTACCGGGTACACCGGCGCATATAACGCAACAACAACAACCGTTTACGGAAACTTGACGTATGTTTCCGGCATGTCAATGGTTGGAACGTCAAGCGCTATGACATTTGCCGCAACGACTGGAACCCAGTCTATTACGACAGGCGGTTTAACCATTGATCAAGCGCTTACGTTTAATGGGATTGGGGGAACCTTCGCATTCCAAGACGCGCTAACGCAAGGATCAACCCGAGCGTTTACGCTGACTAACGGAACCGTTCAGCTTAAAAACGGCGTGACTTCTACGGTTGGCGCATTTGCTACAAGCGGCACCAACCAGAAGTTTTTGCAGTCAACGTCGGCTGGGAACCAGGCGACCATCAGCCAAGCATCCGGCACCGTCAATGCGTCATATCTCACTATCCAAGACAGCAATGCCACAGGCGGAGCGACTTGGCTGGCTTATGTCGATCAACAGAACGTAGATAACGGGAATAATGACGGGTGGGATTTTGGAATCTCGCCGGTTGTTGGTGGCGCGGAATATACGTATCGTTTAAGATCATTTACTGAAATGAGGCAATTCTAATGGCTAGCTCTCTCAAGGCCGTAACCGTATGTTTCGGCTACCAGCAAATTACTTCCCTTAACTCGGCGACGGGATTAACCGTTCCGACGGTTACGCCTAACGGGCTAAAAGTTCAGCCGGTATTTGCGCTAATTGTTGCGGAAGGCGCTCCGGTTCGATGGCGCGATGACGGCACCAACCCGACCGCATCGGTTGGCATGCCGCTCGCCGTGGGCGTTCCGTTGCAGTACGACGGCAATCTTCAGAACATTAGGTTTATTGAGCAATCGGCGTCTGCAAAGTTAAACATCAGCTATTACGTTTGATTTAGATAGCCGTTTAGCGGAGCGAATGATGACGCTGATAAAAATTTCCCAACTTCCACCGGCAACGTCCCCTGGGTCGCCGGCGGACGTAATGCCCGTTGTTCAAAATGGCATTACAAAAAAAGCCGCAGTAAGCAGCTTGGGATATGTAGCGTCAGGCGCAGGTGCAACAACGCGAACAATACAGGATAAGCTAAGAGATATAGTTAGCGTTAAAGATTTTGGCGCGGTTGGAAATGGTGTTGTTGACGATACCTCAGCAATTCAAGCTGCCCTCAATAGTGGCGCAAAGCGCGTATATGCGCCTGCCGGTACGTATAAAATTCTTTCAACCCTGACGATTCCTACTAACGTCAGTTTAGAAGGAGATGGGATCGGCGCAACGATATTTGACGGAAGTACTACTACTTATTCCGCATTAACTGGCGGAACACACATTGTTTCTGCGCCAGGAACTTTGACGCAAATTCAAGGTTTGGGGTCAAACGCGACCATCGGAAGTAGATCAATAGTTTTAACAGGCGCGCCGACTCTTAACGTCAACGATATTATTCTTATTTATAACCCGACGAATGGGTCTTGGTGCCCAGTAAATCCAGAATATCGGGCTGGAGAGTGGGCTAGAGTTGCGTCAGTTTCTAGCAGTACTGTTAACTTGCAAGGCGGGTTAGCTGATAGCTATACCACGTCCGCAGTAAACATTTATCGCCTTGACAATCCAAGTAGTTGTTCGTTGCGTAATTTTACACTGAAGGGCTTGAAAGACATTGCAAACCCAATTTTTGGGATAAAGCTCGATAAAGCGGTTGATAGCTGTTTTGAGAACGTAAGGGTATGGAATTGTTCATATTCTCAAATTTACGTATCTCAATGCTTCAATGTGCAGCTCAGGGGATGCAGTACAGAAGAAGATTTTGCGGCGTCGTTTGGCGGAGATTACGGACTTTCAATCGGAAACAGCCAAAACATTAATGTTGTTGGCGGATACTTTGCTGCGGCACGCCATTCAATCACCGTTGGCGGCGGCGATTTTCTTGGAAGCGTAACTAATCGATACATCGTAATTGATGGGGCTTCGCTTAACACAAGCGGCTCAATTGGAGCGGCAGATTTCCACGAAAACTCCGAATATAGCGGATATTACAACTGCGTAATTAATTCAGGAATCACGGTTGGCGGAAATTTTATTTCCGTTAAAAACAATATTTTTAAAGGAGCGGACCCCACCCAAAGGGTGCCGATCTATTGCACAAGCCTTCGAGGCGCGACAATAAACATCGAAGGAAATACCGTTTGGAACAACAATCCGAACGCTAGTTCAAACTTTCCGTTGTTTGTATATTTTGCTTATGTCAATGGAACAATGGTTGTTGGCGGGACTACAACCATTAAAAATAATTCATTTACGTGGCAGGGAACAACCAACAACGGAAATGACGCAATACTGTTGATAAGCAACACTACAATTTCAGATCGCATTAGCATTGACATCCAAAACAATACTTTTGCGTCGATAAGCAGCGTAAGAATTCCTAATTCGGTACTGGTAAGAAAGACAGCTAGCGCTGCGCTGCCGTTTCAAAACATTTCTATTTCTGGAAACACCGGAAATTGCGGCGGGATTTCGTTGTTTGATAGCGGAGCGACGTTAACTACCGCTATCGCTGACGATGTTGTTGTTACCAACAACGACCTAAGTTTTGGGTCAACAACCGCAATGTTTTTTACAAACATCTCAAATAGCGTGAGAGTTACTGGAAATACGGTGACGGATTTCTTGGGATTTGGGATCATAACTGGCAACCAAGCAATTACCAGCATCAGAACCAAATATTCTGAAATTTCTAACAATACGATTATTAATTGCCTTAGCACCCCAACCAGTTCGTCATTGACGGATACTGGAGCGGCACTTTACAACGCTAGCTATGGCGTTTTAAAAGATAACTTCAGCGCAAACTTTTATCAGTTCATTGTTGTTAATAGCGTTTCTGGGTTTGCGCTGGGAGACACCATCACCGGCGGGACTAGCGGCGCGACAGGCGTAATAAACCAAATTGTTGTTGCATCAAAAAGGCTAGGTATTGGCGCTTCATTGACAGGCGGCCCATTCGTCATCGGAGAAACCATTACGGCATCTCCGAGTGGCGCAACCACAACCATTACCACTGCGAACGCATATGCGGTTGATAAATCCGTGACACTTAACGATGTTACGACCGCTTATGTTGCGCGAAATGTTGATGCCAGAAACTTGCCGGTAAGCCGTAACTCAGTGACTGGGTATATGAGAGGATCGGAATGGGAGATTCAAGCCTCTACGTATGACCCGCCAAATCTGGTGGATGGCGATGGGGCTACCCAAAACATGAACGCAACCAGCGGAGTGTCGATTGGCGATATTGTTTTACCGACGTTTTCTCAAGATTTGCAAGGAATTACATTAACCGGATATGTGTCAGCTGCGAATACGCCAACCGTAAGATTCCAAAACGAAACTGGCGGTGCAATTGACTTGGCGAGCGGGACGTTAACCGGAAAAGTAATTAAGGCGTAAACAAATAACTCTTGACGTTTTTTTGCTACATACTATATTCATACCGTACTGGTGCGGTTCACCAGGCTCCGTAAGGAACTGAAATGGCAGACGAAAATACACTCCCTGAAGTGGTAGCGGCTAACCCCGCGCCGGAACCGGAGGCGACGGCAGCCCTCGAATCCGAAGTAATGGCCGAAGAGGCCGGAAAGCCGGAAGAGAAGCCTGCAACCAAAGTCTTTACCCAAGAGGAACTAGACGCGGTAGTAGGCAAAAGGCTTGCGAAGGAACGTCGCAAGTGGGAAAGAGATCAAACGCTGAAGGCAAAGGTAGCTGATTCAGCTTTCACGCCTGCGGAGTTACCTGATCGGGAAGCGGACCCTGACGCTTACGCGGAGGCTTTGGCCGTCCGTAAAGCGGAAGAGTTGCTTGCCAAGCGGGAAGCCGAGCGCCAGCAGTTTGAGCTTTTGAACCAGTATCACGAGCGCGAAGAGATGGCTCGGGACAAGTACGACGACTTTGAGCAAGTCGCCTACAACCCGAAGTTACCTATTACGACCGTGATGGCTCAGACGATTCAGGCATCAGATGTGGGGCCGGACCTAGCTTATTACCTTGGGTCCAACCCGAAAGAGGCTGAACGTATTTCCCGCCTATCGCCGTACTTGCAGGCTAAGGAAATCGGTAAGATTGAGGTCAAATTGGCCGACAATCCGCCGATTAAAAAGTCAACCAGCGCTCCGCCTCCCATCAAGCCGGTAACGGCTAAGGGATCGGGCACCGGCGGCTACGAAACGACCGACCCTCGCTCCGTTCAGAGCATGAGCACGTCGGAATGGATCGAAGCAGAACGCCGACGCCAGATTCGTCAATGGGAAGCGCAGCAACGTCGTTAACACTTTATTGGAGTAATTTCAGTGGCTAATACACTTCTTACGATCGACATGATCACGAGAAAGGCTCTCGAAATCCTTGAGAACAACCTCGTGCTCACCCGCAACGTCAACCGCCAGTACGACAACAGCTACGCCGTTGAAGGCGCCAAGATTGGCACCACGCTGCGTATCCGTCTGCCGGACCGCGCTCTTGTGACCGATGGCGCCGCCCTTCAGGTTCAGGACGACAACGAGCAGTTCACCACGCTCACCGTCGCCAACCAGAAGCACATTGGCGTCAACTTTACGACTGCCGAAATGACCATGCAGTTGGACGACTTCGCCGAGCGTGTGCTCAAGCCGCGTATTTCGCAGCTTGCCGCCAGCATTGACGCGGACGTTGCCAACTCCTTCAACAGCATCTATCAGTCGGTTGGCACCCCGGGCACGACCCCGGCCACGACTCAGGTGCTGCTGTCGGCCCAGCAGAAGCTCAACGAAGCCGCTGCTGTGATGTCGCCGCGCTACGTGACCGTCAACCCGGCTGCGAACGCTGCGCTCATTGAGGGCATGAAGGGTCTTTTCAACCCGGTCAGCACCATCTCGGCGCAGTTTAAGAATGGCATGTTCGGCGAAGGCATCCTTGGGTTCAACGAACTCAACATGTCCCAGTCGATCAAGCAGTTCACGACCGGCAGCCGCACGGGCACGATCACGGTCAACGGCACCGTTTCCACTCAGGGCGCGACGACCATTTCGTTCAACGGAACGACTGGCAACACGCTCAAGAAGGGCGACGTGTTCACGATTGCAAATGTGTACTCCGTGAACCCGCAGACCCGCGAGTCCACTGGTTCGCTCCAGCAGTTTGTGGTGACGGAAGACATCACCGCAGCGGCCAGCGCGTTCACCAACGTCAAGATCAGCCCGGCCATCTACACGGCCTCGCATGCTCTGGCGACTGTGGATTCGTTCCCGCAGAACAGCGCTGCTGTGACGTTCCTTGGCGGCGCTTCGACCCAGTATCCGCAGAACCTTGTGTACCACCGCGATGCGATTGCCTTCGCCACGGCTGACTTGCTCATGCCGCAGGGCGTTGACATGGCTTCGCGTCAGGTCCACAACGGCATTAGCATGCGCGTTGTCCGTCAGTACGACATCAACAACGACCGTATGCCGTGCCGTATCGACGTGCTGTATGGCTACTCGGTGATCCGTCCGCAGATGGCCGTTCGCCTCTGGGGCTAATTTTTAAATTCACAGGAGTAACTAATCATGGCAATTCCTAATGGTACTGGTGGTTATCAAGTAGGCGACGGCAACCTTGCCGAAGCCACGCTTGGTGTTCTTGGAACGGTGACGGCCTATGCGGGCGCGTCCGGCACGATTGCGGTTGCAGACCTTGAAAAGGGTGTGTTTACCGTTGATCCGGGTGGCTCCAGCGCGGGTACGTATTCGTTGGCTGCGGCGGCTGACGTTGATGACGAGATTTCGAGCGCCAAAGTTGGTAGCACGTTCGATTTCTACTGCATCAACCTCGGCGACGACTCGGGCAACGACATTACGTTCTCGGGCACGGGCTGGACGGTTGTGGGTTCTGCGGTGGTGGCTGACGGTACGTCGGCTCATTTCCGCGCCCGTAAGTCTGGCGATGCGGCTTGGACGGCCTACCGTCTCGGCTAATAGCAACGCCCCCGGCGGGGAGACTCGTCGGGGGCATCTCTAAGAGGTACTGACTATGCCGAATACAAAGGCAATTGGTGTTGCTTTCGCTGACCCGGAATTTGAAAGCGTTAGCGTTACGGGCCGCGTCACCTCCGGTGGCGTGTCCTCTGGCGCGTCTTCGTCGCCGATTGCACAGTCGTCCTCGGGCAGTGTGAATCAGTTTTATGTGACTGCTTCCCATGCTTCGGGCGATGTGCGTGGCATCTACTCTCGCGTGAACTTCACGGGCGCTGGCGCTGGAGAAACCCTCCGTGCGTTTTCGACTGTGGCGGCTGCGCAGGGTGCAGGCCAGACGACGAACGGCGCGCATATTAGCTTGTCGGTTAACTCTGGTGGTTCGATCTCGGGCGCTGCGAACGCAATTCGTGCGACCCTTGGCGTAGCCACTGGCGTGACGCCGGGCGGTACGCTGGCGGCGGTAAACGTTGACTCGGACTTCCCGAGCAGCGTAACCCTGCCGGGTTCTGCGGCGTTTATCCGCGCTTCTAACAGCGGTTCAGGATCGGTAACGAACCTGCTTAACCTTCCCGCTGCGATGGTTGCAGTTCTGGGTGGCACTTCTGCCACGCCGAACCGTAAGATTGCGTGCGTGACGGATGCGGGCACGACGTTCTTTCTGATGGCTGTGGTGTAAATGCAGATCACCAAAGAGTTTTTGTTGGTTGAGATTGATTCGCTTGAGCAAGAAATTGCAAAGTCGCACACGTACATTGCTCAATGCCAAGCGGTTGTCTCAGCTTACAAAATGTTGGTGAATCGTATTGAAGCGCCGGAAATAGGCGAAGCTTTGGAGTCAAAGCAGGAATGATTATTTATTTACGTCATCCCAAGCATGGCACTAAGGTCGCCTGTTCCGCGCATGAAGCGAAAGATGATATGGAATGGGGTTGGGAGGAATTTGATCCAAACGACCCAGATGACTCAGAATCTCCGGCGTCCTCGGAAACGGGGGCGCTGGAGAATTCTGCTAACACGTTAAGGGCGCGGCGACGGCGCAAGGAGTAAAAGATGGCTACCACCGCTGCTGACCAGATCAACGGTGCGCTGCGCTTGATCGGCATGCTGGCGGAGGGCGAGGTTCCCTCGGCGGCGACTTCGCAAGATGCCCTTACAGCGCTTAACCAGATGATTGATTCGTGGAATACGGAACGTCTATCCGTATTCTCAACGATTGACCAGATATTTAACTGGCCGCCTAGCACGCGTATTCGCACGCTTGGCCCCACTGGCGACTTTGTTGGGCAGCGACCGATCCTGCTCGATGATTCGACGTTTTTCCGCGATGCCTCGACCAATGTGTCGTACGGCATTAAGATGATTAACCAACAGCAGTACAACAACATTGCGGTTAAGACGGTAACGTCTACTTACCCGCAAATCTTGTGGTACAACCCGACTTATCCGAACATTGAGATTTATCTCTATCCGGTGCCGTCGCGGGTGCTGGAGTTCCATTTTGTTTCGGTGCAGCCGCTTACTGAGCCTGCTGCGCTTGATACCAACCTAACGTTCCCGCCAGGTTATCTGCGCGCATTTCGTTACAATCTTGCCTGTGAGCTGGCACCGGAGTTTGGCGTAGAGCCTTCTCCGCAAGTGCGCCGTATTGCGATGTACAGCAAGCGCAATCTCAAGCGCATCAACAACCCGGATGACGTGATGTCAATGCCGTCGGCGCTGATGGTCAACCGCCCGCGCTTTAACATCTACACCGGCAACTTCTAATCCGAGCGGAGCGCCTAGTTGAAATCACCCATCCTCGGATCGTCGTATGTAATCCGGTCGGTTAATGCTGCCGACAACCGGATGGTCAATCTCTACCCGGAAGTCATTGCAGAAGGCGGTAAAGAACCTGCGTATCTACAGCGTTGCCCTGGGCTGGTGCTAAAAGCGACCATTGGGTCTGGGCCAATCAGAGGCGTTTATTCGCTTGGCGATTATCTTTACGTAGCTTCCGGGTCTGAGTTTTTTAAGGTTGATTCAGATTTTGTTGCTGTAAAACTTGGCAACATTACCGGCGCGGATGCCGTATCAATGGCCGATAACGGCACGCAAATCTTTGTTGCTTGCAACCCAGACGGATACATCTATAACACGGCAACCAACGTGTTTGCGCAGATTACTGACCCGGATTACCCCGGCGCGGTGACGGTTGGCTATCTTGACGGATACTTTGTATTTAACGAGTCAAATAGCCAGCGCATTTGGGTTACGTCGCTTCTTGATGGGTTATCAATTGACCCGCTTGATTTTGCGTCTGCTGAAGGATCGCCGGATGGATTGGTGTCTCTCATCATTGACCATCGAGAGGCATGGCTGTTTGGAACCAACAGTGTTGAAGTTTGGTACAACAGCGGCGAAGCAGATTTTCCGTTGACGCGCATCCAAGGCGCATATAACGAAATCGGATGTATTGCGCCCTACTCTGTTGCCAAGATGGACAACAGCGTGTTTTGGCTTGGAGCGGACGCTCGCGGCCAAGGCATCGTATACCGCGCTAATGGCTACCAAGGCGTGCGCGTATCAACCCATGCGGTTGAGTTTGCCATTCAACAATACGGCAATTTGGCTGACGCGGTAGGGTATACCTATCAGCAAGACGGCCATACGTTTTATGTCTTGAACTTTACCGACGCTGACACGACGTGGGTGTATGACGCAGCCACCGGATCGTGGCATGAACGCGCAGCGTATCGAAATGGCGATTTTAAGCGCCACCGTGCCAATAACCATGCCCGGTTCAATGGCGACCCAACGCTTGGCGATTACGAAAACGGAAACATTTACCAGTTTAGTCTTGAGGTTTACGAAGACGCTGGCGTCACGCAAAAGTGGCTACGATCATGGCGTGCGTTGCCCACTGGCGCAAACAACTTAAATCGTACTGCCCAGCACATTTTGCAGATTGACTGCGAAACTGGCGTTGGGCTGGCGGGATTTGACTTTTTTGACAATCGAGAGCGCATCCTTGCAACGGAAACGCCAATTGCTTTAGCTACCGAAAGCGGCGACGAAATCGTTATTGAGTTGCCATTTGTTATTGGCGCAAACCCAAAGCTGATGCTGCGTTGGTCCGACGATGGCGGGCACACGTGGAATGCGCCGCGTGAGGCGTCTATGGGCCGAATTGGCCAGTATGGAACCCGCGCTATCTTCCGCCGCCTTGGCATGACCGTAAAACTGCGCGACCGTGTATATGAACTAAGCGGCACTGATCCCGTCAAGGTTGCCATCATGGGCGCAGAGCTGGTGCTGAGTCCGACGGGTTCGTAATGGCAAACATTACTAACATTCCCGCCCCACGCGTGCCGTTCATTGACGAGCGGACGGGGCTAATTAGCCGTGAATGGTTCCGTTACCTCAACAACATTTTTGTGCTAACGGGCAGCGGAACGACTCAAATTACGACGGCTGATCTTGAGTTGACCCCGGCGCTGGCAGCCACTGTTGAAGATATGGTGCCGGTACTAGAGTCTGAGATACAGGCGCTTAAACTGCTGCCCCGGTATCCCGAACCGAATGTGGTAAATTTTGGGTCGTTTTTTTCAACGCAGACGCAAGCGGCGACCGTTATCAATACGGGTTATGCCATTACTTACAACAACGCCGACACGGCGTATGGCGTCTACCGTGATCCGGCGGATAACAGCAAAATCAAAGTTGCGCGGCCTGCCATCTACAACGTGCAGTTTTCCATTCAGGTGGACAAGACTTCAGGCGGTAGCGGCAAGTTTTACATTTGGCCCGCTATCAACGGCACGGCGGTCGCCAATTCTGGGTCGTTGATTCAGATTCAGGGCAACAACTCCGAAATCTTCTCGGCTGCAAACTTTTTCTTGCCGCTATCCAACGGCGACTACTTTCAGTTATATTTTTCGGTGGACAGCCTTGACGTGCAGCTTCAAACGTTTGCCGCGGCTGCTCCCGTGCCGGCAATTCCATCCATTATATTGACCGTTATGCAGGTGTACGTATGACCGTTTATATCTCAGCGTTTGCCGGAACGGGCACGCAGTTTTTTGACGACAACGGCAACATTTTGTCAGGCGGCAAGATATACACGTATGACGCCGGAACAACTACGCCGCGTGCAACATATACCGATTCCACGGGCAGCACGGCGAACTCTAATCCGATCATCCTTGATTCGGCAGGGCGCTTGCCAGATCAGATTTGGCTAACTGGCGGCGTTACTTATCGTTTTGTCGTTACCGATTCTACTGACGTACAGCTTGGCGAAAGCGACAACGTGCCGGGCGTCAATGACTTCAGTATTGAAGGCGTCCAGTGGGCCGACATTAGTGGAACGCCGACGACGCTTTCTGGTTATGGTATTACGGATGCGTATACCAAAACGGCCTCCGACGCGAAGTTTGCGCCAATTGCTAGCCCGACGTTTACTGGTACGGTTCTCATCCCCGATAACGCACCGTCTAACACGAACCAAGTGGCGGGTTATCGAGACGCGCCGCAGGTCAGCAAAACGACCAACTACACGCTGATTGCATCGGACGCCGGTAAGTCGATTTTGATGAACGGCACCAGCATAACGCTAACGATCCCTGCCGATGCTTCAGTATCGTTTGCAGTCGGCACCGTCGTCATTATCGTCAACGTCAATACGACTAATTTATCAATCGCAATTACTTCTGACACGTTGACCCTTGCCAACAGCACTACCACCGGCACGCGCACTCTTGCCCGTAACGGCGTGGCGACGTGCATTAAAATCGGCGCGACTTCGTGGCTGATCAGCGGAGCAGGATTGACCTAATGGGCGGAGCGACTCTCGGCGCGTTTTTTAACGGCAGTTCCGGCGGGTCTGGTGCTGGCGTTTACGATCATTCAACGCCGGGTAGCGGGTCGGTAACAATTCCGGCTGCGGCGACAGGCGTAACAATTGAAGTTTGGGGTGCGGGCGGGGGCGGCGGTTATGGTTACTTAGGCTTTATCGCCCCCGGTGAGCCTGAAGTGTTCCCTGGCGGCGGCGGTGGCGGGGGCGGCTATTCCAAAACTATTTTGGTGCTTGGAGTCGGCGACCCCGGCAAAACAATCAATTACATTGTAGGATCAGGGGGCGCGGGCGGTACGGCGTTTGCACCGAACGGTGAGCCAGGCACGTTTTCTAACGTGTCAAGCGGCACGTATACGATTACGACCATGACGGCTAACCCCGGGAATGGCGGCGACTCAGGTCAGTTTGCTCAACAAGGTGCGGGTGGGTCAGCCTCCGGTGGAAATACTACCAACACGTCAGGTAACGGAGGCGCCTTCTTTACCCAAGCTGGTGCAGCAGGAATCGCCGGTGTAGGGTCTTTAACTGCAGGCGGTGGCGGTAACGGTGGCGAGCTTTTTGACGGCGATGCGGGGCTTGCAGGCCGCGTGCGTATGGTCTTTACATTCTAAGGTGATACATGGCAGTTAGCGTCAAAGTTCTGATTCCGGCAAAAATTGCCGAAAACAGTCAAACCTCGCAGTACACGGCGACCAACGTGTCGGCGATTATTGACAAGTTTACGGCGACCAACTTCGACACGACGGCCCGGACCATTTCGGTCAACCTCGTGACGCAGTTTGATAACGCCGGAAACCAGAACCTAATCATTAAAAGCAAGACCCTGCTGCCCTCGGAAACGTACACGTTCCCTGAGATTGTGGGCCATGTGCTGGCCCCGGGCGGGTCAATTTCTACGATTGCCTCGGCAGCCTCGGCTATCAATATCCGGGCTTCGGGTCGGGAGATTTCGTGACCGGATTAGTAGACAACCGAGAACTTGCCCTTCGAGTGGGTTATGACGCCACTGATTGGACAACGCCGATTGCCTACAAAGATTATGAAAAGGCGGTAGAGGGCTGGGACGTTAAGGCCATCATCCGTAATGACAAATGTGTTGGCGCAGCGTATTTTAACGGCGACGAACTGCACGTTTCGATCCTGCCGGAATGGCGGCGCAAATGGGCCACTCGCGGTCTACTTGCGACCCTTTTCGCAAAAGATCGTGTTACAACGCGGGTAACGCCGGGCCATGAGTACATGAACAGTATTTTGGAAAGACTCGGATTTAGAAACCAAGACGGATTATTTGTGAGAGGCCACTGACATGGGCATCGAAGCGGCAATTATTGGTAGTGCGGTCGTTGGCGGCGCGATGAGTTCGCGGGCTGCCAAAAAGGCTGCCTCTGCGCAACAGCAGGCTGCAACGCAGCAGCAGCAACTTGAGCGCGAGATGTTTCAACGGCAGATTGAGTTGCAGGAGCCGTTCCGTCAGATCGGCCTTCAAAACCTCAATCGCCTCGCTCAGTTATATGGCGAAGGCGGCCAGTTCGCTCGCGCACCGACTGCCGAAGAAATCCAGATGGACCCTGGCTATGCGTTTAGACTCGCAGAGGGCGAAAAAGCACTTTCTAGAATGCAAGCGGCCCGAGGTCAGTTGTTGGGCGGCGGGGCGATCCGCGCGGGCGTTCGCTACGGTCAGGAAATGGGTTCGCAGGAATTCCAAAACGCGTTTACCCGTGCGATGCAACAGCGTGCCATGACAACGAATGCCTTGCAGGGACTTGGCGTTTTAGGCCCAGAGTCAACGGGCGCGATGAGTGGCGCTGCGCAGCGATACGCGGCAGGCGCTGGACAAGCCATCGGCATGGGCGGAGCCGCCCGTGCGTCCGGCTATATCGGACAGTCTAACGCTCTTGCAAACGCACTTGGGCAGGCAGCGATGGGTTACGGCTTGTCGCGTGGCGGTTATTTTGACCGTCCTGCCGCGCCGCCGGTTGGCGTAGCGCCGCCTAGCGCAATGACGATGAACTACATGGGTCCGCGTTACGGCGGGTATGGGTGATTTATGCCGATCATTGGCGCTACTCAACTTGAGCCGGTCAATATCCTCGGCTCGTATATGCAGGGAATGGAACTCGGTCGTGTCAATCGTTTGGCGCGTGAGCAGGAAATGGCTGCGCGACAACAGGCCGAGGTCAATCGCCAAATCCAAAATGCTTTGGCTGGCGGCGTAGATATTGCGACCCCTGAAGGCCAGCGGGCATTAATGCAGTTTGGTCCGCAAGGCATGGAGATTGCCGAACGTGGCGCAAAGATCGGTGCTGAACGCGCTAAAAGAGAGCAAAGTTTGCTCGAAATGGACAATGTTAGAAAGGCGCAACAAAAAGCTCAGGTTGATGAAGTTTTGAAGTTGGTTACGGCCGCTAAAAATCCGCAGGCGTATGGCCAGATTTATGCGCAAGCTGTAGAGCGATATGGACAAGACGAACTAAATAAGTTGGGCTTGACGCCGCAATACGACGAAAGACTGCTTGGAACTTTAGAGAATTCTCTACTGACTGCGGATCAGCGCATCAGTGCATCACTTCGCGCTCGTGAAGCGCGTGCGTCTGAAGGACGACTTGCTGTTGATGAGATGCGTGCGCGTCTAGAGCAGCGCCGCGTAGAGTTAGAGGATCGTCGCGTTCAATTGGAAGAGCGTAAAGCGCAGCCTGGTTATCAGGAAGTTAAGATTGACCAAAAAACTCGCGGTGAGCGCGAAAAAGCGTTCCCGAAAGCGAGTGCTGCATTCCGCACGGCTAATAATGACATCGACGGCCTTATCACAAATCTGCGTCAGTTGCGCGAACATCCGGGTCTACCCGCAATCACGGGCGGTATCGAAGGTCGTTTGCCAAGCGTGAGCAAAGAGGCGACCGCAGCACAAGCGATTCTTGATCGCGTGTTGGCCAAAGGCCAGTTCCGTTCGTTGCAGGCGCTTCGTGACGCCAGCCCAACGGGCGGCGCGGTGGGTAACGTGTCCGATGCGGAAGGTAAAGCACTGCGCGACAGTTTTGGCGCGTTGTCGCAGACGCAGCAGGACGAAGACTTCCGCAACCAAATTGACGCAGTAATTGCCGATTTGGAATTCTCAAAGCGCAATCTTACGTCGGCATTTGATGACGAATATGCATACCGAGCGGTCGAACCTAAGTCGCGTGGTCGCCGTGGTGATCCGACACAGCGCCGAGGCTCGGATGCTGCGGCGATTCGTTCCGAGGCTGATGCAATTCTGGGGCTGTAAAGATGGCTACCGCCGATCAATACGCAGATTGGATTGTCCGCAACAAGGACAAGAAAGGCACTAAGGAATTTGAGACGGTTGCCGCTGCGTATCGCCTTGCAAAAGAGGAAGAGGCCGCTGTAGTTGCGCCGACCCCTGTTGCGGCAGCTCCTGCTCCTGTAACGGAGATTCCGACGCGCCGTCGTGGTCCGTCACTGGCTGACATTGGCGACCGGGCTACAGGTTTCCGTGCGCAAGTTGAGGCGACCGGCATGACCCCGGAAGAACGACAGGCTGCTGTTGCCGGGATGATCCCCTACGCCGTTGGCTTGGCTGCGGGTCCGGCAGCGGGCGCGGTTATTAGAGGCGCTGGAGTTGCTGCCCCTGCTATAGCTCGATTTACTGCCCCTCTTGCCGAAGCCGTTACGACTTCGGGCTTTCGTACAGGCGTGTCTGCTGCGGCCCCTGCTGCTCAACGGGTAGCCTTGCGTGCTGCGGGTGGCGCGATTCCCGGCGCAATTACGGGCGCGGTTGTATCGCCCGAAGAAGCCGAGACAGGCGCGGCTATTGGCGCTGGCATTTCAGTATTAGCCCCGCCCGTTGCCAAGATTGTGGCAAAAGGCGGCGGCGCAGTTGTTGATGCGCTGCAAGGCCGGACGGCAGACATCCGCGCCAACGAACTAATCCGCACGGCAGCAAACAACGAGATTAATGCGCTACGTCAAGCGATGCAGGCTGCGCCGGATCAACCAGCAAGCCGTGTTGCGGCGAACCTTGACTTGCCTGTCCTTCAGGCGTTGCTTGCACAGGCAGAGGCTAAAGACCCTCGTGGCGTGGTTAACGCATTCCGTGCGCGTGAGGCGCAAGACACGATTAACCAGTTGACCCGTATTGCTGGCGGCCCGACTTCCGAAGCAGCCCGTACCGCACGGGAAACGGCCAAAGAAACGCTTACGGACATCACTGGCCGTATGCGTGAAGAGGCACTTGGGAAGGCTCGTCGCACTGGTGAAGTCGTGCCGAAACTTCAGACGATTGCTGCCGATGCTCGAAAAGAGGCGACTGAGGCAGTGGATCGCGTGCGTCGGTTTACTGGCGCAATTGATAGTGCAGAAAATTGGGCAAAGACTTGGGTTGCCAGTGGCGGCGCTCGTGCAGCAGCCCCACGCCCACCGGGCCGATATACATTCCCTGGCGAACTTGCCGTGACGGCAGAGCGTCGTGCAGGCGAAGCGGCAGCCGAGTCGTTAGTTGCGGGCGGTCGCGCTCGTGCCGCAGAAAGCACCCTGCAAAGCATGGCGGATCGCGGCATCAAGCCGATTACAGGCGCTGACCTGACGCGACCGATTGATCGTATGTTGGCCAATCCGGACATTGCTACGAATCGGGAGGCTTCGGCTGCGCTAACCCGCGTCAATCAGATGGTCGGCGATTGGACGAATCAGTTTGGCGTAGTTACACCGGAAGCCCTCTACGCAATTCGCAAGAACGCTGTGGCCGGTGCGATCCGCGACCTAAACCCGAACATGGATGCCAAAGCGCAAGCGCGATTGGCAGCGAGTGTATTGACCCGCATCAAGCCGGTATTTGATGACGCCATCGAACAGGCGGGTGGCAAAGGATTCCGTGACTACTTGCAGTCGTTCGAGCGCGGTATGTCGGACATTCGCGGCATGGAACTCGCAGACAATATTCGCAAGCTCTACGCGAAGGGCACGCCTGCGTCAAAGCAGCAGATCATTGACCTCGTGCGTGGCGAAACGCCCGATGTGGTCGAAGATTTGTTTGGCTCTGGCCGCTACAAGATCAGCGAAGAGATGGCAAAAGATATGCCGTTCCTGCGCAAGATTGCTGACACGCTTGACCTTGACCTAAAGGCCGTTCAGCAGGCCGCTGCGGGCCGCGCTGCACTCACTGAGGCGCAAAAGAAAGGCAGTGCCCGTATCCGCTTTCCGTTCTTTACTCGCGCATCCACGGCTGTCAACGAAGTCGTTGCTGGCCTTGAGCAGCGCATGAAGGGCGAAACGATGGACGTGCTGATCCGCGCCGCACAGTCTGGCCGTGACTTTGATCGCCTGCTGCAACAAATTCCTGCCAAGGAACGCAGCGCGTTTTTGGCACAGTTTAAGAATGCTGAGAGCTGGAGCCGTTTTAGCCGCGAAGTGGCAAATGCGGCACGCACGTCGGCGATTACGCCGCCGCCGGAACGTCAGCCTCTTAACGCTTTAGCACAGTAGGAGACGACCATGGTTAAAGGCGCACTCAAATCAAAGATGATCTGGTGGAACGTGTTTCTCGCCGTTCTCGCTTCGCTTGAACTTGTGGCCTCCCACTTGACGACGCTGTTCGGCTCGCAAGTCGCTGCTGCTATTCTTCTAGTTGGATCGCTCGGCAACGTGGCGCTCCGTACCATTACAACGCAGGCACTTTCGGAGAAGTGACGTGGACTATCAGGTGGCTTTCAATCTTGCAGTGTTGCTAGCAGGAGCCTTGGGAGGCTGGATTCTGCGTTCGTTGACGACCAGCATGGAAAACTTGCAGCGCGATCACCGCGAAATGATGAATCAGTTTGTCCGCCGGGATGACTACAAAGCGGCCCTTGAGCGTATTGAGCATATGCTGATGCGCATCTGGGACCGACTGGACGATAAGGTAGACAAATGATCCCGTTCTGGGTGTGGCGCTATGCACCACACGCAATTGTTGCGGCGTTGTTGGGGCTAGTCGTAGCCTTTGGGATACATCGGGCGAAGGAGCAAGTCCGTGCTGAACTTGAGCCGAAGATTGAGAATCTGGAAGCGCAGCTTGAAGCGGAGCGTGCTGACCGAGCGCGTGCGGAGGCTGCTGCAAATGCGTACCGATCCGAGATTGATGCTCTTCGGAGTCGCCCTGTGCCTCGCGCTCCTGTCCGGCTGTGCGTCGAAACCCCAGCGCCCGTCGGGCCAGCCCCCGAAAGAGTTGATGGTTCCGCCCCCGCCCCCGCAGGCGGCAACGAACTTGCTCGAAGCGATTTTGCGCAAGGGCCAGACATCGGTCCCGACCTCTACGCCCTAGCACAAATGTGTGATGCGGAGTTTGCCAAGCTCCGCGCTTTGCAAAAGTGGATTCGTAATGACGTTCGATGAGGCATTTGCCGCGCTGCTGCTGCACGAGGGGGGATTCGTAGACCACCCCGCCGATCCAGGCGGGGCGACTCGTTTCGGCGTCACGCAGAACGTAGCCCGCTCTGAGGGCTACAAGGGCAATATGCGTGAATACCCTATGTCCGAAGCCAAGCGCGTCTACCGCAAGCGGTACTGGACGATGCTGCGCCTTGATGATCTGCCGCCGGGTATGCGGTTTGATTTATTTGATGCTGCCGTGAACTCGGGGACGACACAAGCCATACGCTGGGCACAAAGAATTGTCGGTGTGCCAGATGACGGAAAGGTCGGTCCTGTGACAATTCAGGCACTTAACTCAGTAAACGTAAACAAATTTCTTGCAAAGTATAACGGCACTCGTCTACATTTCCTTGCAAGCCTCCCCGGCTGGGCTAATTTTGGTCGGGGTTGGGCGAGGCGAATCGCAGATAACTTAATGCGATAGGGGGTCTAGATGCGCTCTGACGGAATCCCCAAGCAGTTCCAACTGCTGGGGCATACCATCCAAGTCAGGGTTGTCTCTCCGAGTCGATGGCGTCACGGCAAGGGCACCGTAGGGATATGGTTGCCCGAGCAGTATCGAATTGACGTAATTTCGACGGTAAAAGGCTCGCACCGACAACAAATCTGGGCGCATGAGGCCATGCACGCAATGCTTGACCTCGCGGGCTATGAGACGTTGTCGGACGATGAAGTCTTGGTAGATAGGCTAGGCCACTTGTTGCAGCAAATGCTCACAACGATGGAGTAGTCATGCCGAAACGATGCACCGATGAACAAATCTTAGCCGCACTAAAAGAAACCAATGGCATTCGTGCCAAAGCGGCCATGATCTTGGGTATCAGCCCTCGCGCTGTAATCGACCGAACGCAAACGATGATGGCAAAGGGCTTGGATGTTCCGGCCTCAACGTATCATCCAGGCGATGCCATCCGCGAACGATTCGACAAGAAGCCTGAAGAATTTAAGTTTACCCCGTTGCCCGAAGACGATATCAGCGTCGAAGACTTGGTAGCGATCCGTAAGCGTCAGTTCGCTCACAAGCGCGAATACGAAGAAGCCTCGAAGCTCATCCCAATTCGCATAACGATACCTGGGCCGATTGGCATCCTGCATTTTGGCGACCCGCACGTCGATGACGACGGCTGCGACATCGAAGCCATTGAGCGTCACACGGCGCTCGTCAACAACACTGAGGGTTTGTTTGCCGCCAACGTAGGCGATACGACCAACAACTGGACGGGGCGCTTGGCGCGGCTTTACGGCGAGCAGAGTACGTCAGCGGCGCAGTCGTGGAAGTTGGCCGAATGGTTCGTCAACCGCTGCCGCTGGCTCTACATGATTGGCGGAAACCACGACCTGTGGTCAGGCGCGGGCGACCCGCTGCGTTGGATCGCACGCCAACAGAATGCGCTGTACAAGTCGTCGGAAGCCCGTCTTGCGCTCAAGTTCCCGAACAAGACCGAAGTGCGCATCAACGCTCGGCACGACCACTCCGGTTCGTCAATCTGGAACCCGGCGCACGGCCCGATGAAGGCGGCAGTCTTGGGCACCCGTGACCATATCTACGTCGCAGGGCACAAGCACGAATCGGCGTACTCAGTGTTGAAAGACCCTATCCACGGCATCGCTATGCACGCGATCAAGGTGAGCAGCTATAAGGTTTTCGACCGTTTCGCCAAGGAAAAGGGATTCAGGGACAACACGCTCTCGCCGTGCTGCCTGACGACGATTAACCCGGAACTACCGCCGGATCACCCTGATATGGTGAAAGTGTGGTGGGAGCCAGAACAGGGCGCGGAGTATCTGACCTTCCTCCGCAAGCGGCTTTAAGCACTGCCCGCTCACGCGCTGCCCGGAGGGCGCACGCTCTCTGGTGCAGACGCTTCACAATCGTCCAGCGGCGTTTGCCGGTGAGTTCCGCGTCAAGAAATGATTTCACATCGTCCTCGGTCATTGAGGCGATGGACTCGTTGAGTTCTTTCCAAGTGCCGACCATGGGCACAGAATAATGTTTTATCGGGCTGCCTTCAAGTACATTTCCTGTAGCGCGGCGACCGTTTCCTCGGGGTCACGGCCCTCGTACCACTCGCCCCTCGGTTGGAATATGGCCTGAAACCGCTTCTGGCCGTCTGAGAGCCGTCCGTTCTTAGACTTCACCTCTACCCAACAGGCCCACGACAGGTCGTCTGTAATGGCTTTTACGGCGAGTATATCGGGGATGTCGTGTCCGGCACTGGCGAAGTCGATGACCTCAAACCCGCACTGTCTTAGGGCGGAGACTATTTCGGCGTGGTTGTTGTCTCGACGTTTGGCGTAGCGCACGCCTTGACTTTATCACGAAGTCGGGTCACGCCTGGCTCACCCCATAGGCTGCGGACTAACCCGGTGAGTCCAGAGTCGCCGAGGATCGCTGCCGGGTCAGCCTCTCGCACGAGCGGCCCGACCTGACCCTTCAGCCACTCCGTCTTTTCCCGGCGCTGCTGCCAGTCACCCACGGTGATGCGGGCAAGGTAGGCGTCGGCCAGATGCAACTTGCCGATAACGGTGCCGACCTTCTCATCCCAATGCTTCATGCCCGCTTGGCTGGCGTAAGTGATGTCGCTTGATGTCGTGACTGGATTGTTCATATCGGTCCTCGGTATCCGTCTTCGATGGCCTTGAAGCGGCCCTTCGTGACGACTTGGATTTGATACTGCCGCAGCAGGGGGATGCCGCCCTCTTTCCACTGGTAAATAGCCTGAGGATAAACGTCGAGGGCTTTAGCCATTTCCTTGACGCTGCCGAAATGCTTGATGAGTTTGTCGATGTCCATGACGCGGACGATACGCTACGCAAGAGGTGTTGACAAGCCCGCTAGAGAGCGTAGGATTGGCTACGGGGATTGGCCCCGCTTAGGAGACAACCGATGAACGAAGCACAAGAAGGTCGTGACCTTCAGGAGATGACCGAGCGTTATTTGGAGGCGCAGCAGCGCGTCGAGCAGGCCGCTTGGAATGCACTCGCCAGCCTGCGCGAAGTCAACGAAATCGAATCCGCGTGTTCCACGCAATTTAGCAACGGGCTGCGCGACATCATTGCCGCCATCGACAAGGCCCGTGCCGAACTCGGAGGTGTCAAGTGAATCAGTCCGAATCTATCGCCGCCCTCGCAGCGGCACTGTCAAAGGCGCAAGCCAACATCACAGGCGCACTCAAGGACAGCAGCAACCCATTCTTCAAGTCCAAGTACGCCGACCTTGCCGCGTGCTGGGACGCCTGCCGCAAGCAACTCAGTGAGAACGGACTTGCCGTCATCCAGACCATTGAGGTCGGTGAGGGCCGGGCCATTCTTGTAACTACGCTTGCCCACAGCAGCGGCGAGTGGATCAAGTCGTACTGCCCGATCCTGACGAAAGACGACAGCCCGCAGGGACAAGGCAGCGGCATCACCTACGCCCGCCGCTACGCCCTCGCTGCGATTGTCGGCCTTGCTCAGATTGACGATGACGCTGAGGCTGCACAGGGCCGCCACAAGGTATCTGCGCCGCAGAACGCGGAACTCCTTGCCAAGATCGCCGCGACCGCCACGGCAGACGAACTCAACAAGCTCTACAACAGCGTCCCGCAGGACGTGCGTGAAGCGCATATCGACGTGTTCAAGGCACGCAAGAAGGCGTTATCCGCATGAGCCTCTACTACTACGAAGGGATGACCGAAGGCGAGTTAGTGGGGCACGTTATGGCACTTGCTGACGATGCCTCCGAACTTTCGCAAGTGCTGGCAATTCGTCTGCGCTCGCAGACTAAACTCCGAGCCGATGCCGAGATGCGTGCGCAACTGGCGCAGGAGCGCATCTATCGCCTGGAGCGTGAAATCCGTGAACTCAAAGCATTGATGGGAGATGACTAATGGATCAGCGAACACCGGAATGGTGGGAGGCTCGTGTCGGTAAGGCGACGGCATCACGCATCGCAGATGTGATGGCCCGCACGAAGACCGGCTACGCCGCTTCTCGCAACAACTACTTGGCCGAACTCGTTGTCGAGCGTCTAACCGGCAAGCCGACCGAAGGCTTTAGCAGCACGGCCATGATGTGGGGCATTGAAAAAGAACCGATGGCCCGTGATGCGTATAGCGCCGCACGCGGCGAACTCGTAACCGAGGTGGGCTTTCTGCCGCATCCGACGATCCCGATGACCGGCGCATCCCCCGACGGCACTGTGCCACCGAGTGGCATAGTTGAAATTAAGTGCCCGAACACTGCGCAGCATATCGAATACCTAATGACTAAGGAGCCGCCGCAAAAGTATTACTACCAGATGCAGTGGCAGATGGCCTGTGCCATGGCGACGTTCTGCGATTGGGTGTCGTATGACCCGCGTATGCCGGAGAACTTGCGACTTTTAATCGTGCGAATTGAGCGCGATGACGACACGATCAAAGTGCTAGAGGACGAAGTTCAGAAGTTTTTGGCTGAACTCGACGAAAAGGTTAAAGCCCTGAAGGAGATGACCCTGTGAAGACGAAGTACGAACCGAAACCGAATACGGCGACGTTATTTGCGAACGAAGACAAGCGCCCGGATCAAGTGATGAAAAACCCGGACGGCACCGAGTGGGTGCGCACGGATGCGGATTACAAAGGCAGCGGCCTGATTGGTGGCGTCAATTACTGGGTCGATCTTTACAAGAAGAAAGGCCGCAACGGTAACGAATACTTCTCAATCAAGGTCAAGCCGAAGGGCGCACCGCCTGCTGTGAAGAAGGCCGCTAACTCTGGCCTGACCGAAGACAACTGGGCGTCGGCGGACTTCAAAGACGACGACATCGCATTCTGATGATTTCCGAAGAGAGGGCAGAAAAGGCGTTGCGCTTTCTCGTTGACACCGACGAGCGTGCAGCCGTGGCGAAGGGAGAGGTCGAACGAGCGGAGTTCGCATTTAAGCGAACCCGTGAGGCGATCTTCTCTCACGCCGACGGCACGGTAGCCGAGCGCCAAGCCGCCGCTGCACAGCATCCGAAGACCGTAGAAGCGCACGATGCGTACGTTGAGGCGCTCAAGGCGCACGCATTCTTGGCGAACAAGCGCGACACCGAGCGGATCGTATTGGACGTATTTAGAACACTATGCGCAAACAAGAGGCAAGGAACCGTATGACACAGACTCAGCAGATCAAGGCTGCGCTGCAATCCGGCGCGGCCATTACTCCCATTGACGCACTCAATCAATTCGGATGCTTTCGATTGGCAGCCCGTATTGATCAACTGCGCAAGGAAGGCATGGACATTGAAACCGTCACCCAGACGCGTAACGGCAAGCGTTACGCCGCGTACGTCCTGCGGGGGCAGGCGTCATTACCTTTTGAAGTGAGGGCTTAACGTGAAGCGTTATACCGTTTTATTGGCTGCATTGATGCCGTTTGCGGCAGCGCAAGAAACGCCGACGATCCTCGGTACGTTACCAAACCGTGATAACAGCAATATCACGTTTACGACCGTGCAGGGCGATTGCCCAAAAGACCAATACCTGGTTTATACCCAAGCCGATGGCGGGAAGATTTCATTGACGGGCTGTTATCGCTTAGTTAGTAATCAATTTTTTGTCAAATGGGTAGATGGCGATGTGTACACCTACCCGGCAGACAACCTTATTCCGTCGGATGAATTTCTCAACTACATGAATCGCAATAGGAAGTAATTGCATGGCTGAAAAGGAAGCTATCTGCCCATACCGGCAAGGGGACGAAACGTCCTGGTGTATGCTTGCAGAGAAAGGGTCGCCGCTGCGTAACGATGCGATTGAGTTCAAATTGCAGACTCTCGGCGATAATTGGAGTTCAACGGAGAAGGCCGCGTTTTACGCCGGAGTGCGCTGGGCGGAGAAGTGCCACGGCGTGACGGGGTAAAAAAAAGCCCCGGAAGGCGGGGGCCGACCGGGGCAGAGAGGGTGTCATGTCAAAAGAACCGATGTCGAGAGGCATCGTAGAGGGGTTATATGGAAAACGCAAGCGATGTCGCCGACCTCGCACCGGCTGATTGGTTCAAGCGATTTGTCTACGTTGCTGAGGGCGATTACTACTTCGATGTGCTAGAGCGGCAGGAGTACCCGCGCAACGCCTTCAACGCGATTATGCGAGGTCAGGCATGTTACAGCGTCCACAATAAGACGCGGCGGGTTGAGGCGGCGACCTTTTTTGATGAGAACCGCCATGCGCTTGGCAGTCGTGCCGTCATCGGCCTGACCTACGCCGCCGGGGAAACCGTCCTCGTGGCGAAGGGCGGCAAGCCCCACGCCAACCGTTGGCAGGACGCACGGCCTGAGGGCGTGTCTGGTGATGCGACGCTCTGGTTGCGCCACGTCGAGCGCATGATTCCGAACCCGATGGAGCGTGAACACGTCCTCAACGTCCTCGCATACAAGCGCCAGCACCCGAACCGAAAGATCAACCACGCGATCCTTCATGGCGGCCTGCCAGGGTCGGGCAAAGACACGCTCTATGCGCCCTTCTTGTGGTCGATTGGCGGCTCTACGCTTGCGAACGTGGCGACCTCACGGGCCGAGGAAGTCGCCGGTGCGTGGGGCTACTCGCTTGAGTCTGAGGTCATCGTCCTGAACGAACTACGGCAGGGCGCGAATACCGACCGGCGTGCGCTTGAAAATGCGCTGAAGCCCGTGATCGCCGCGCCGCCTGATAATTTGCTCGTCAATAAAAAGCAGCAGCACCCGTATTACGTCGCGAACCGCATTCTCGTACTGGCCTTCAGCAACGAACGCGCCGCTATTACGATTCCGGCGACGGATCGTCGATGGTTTGTCGTGTGGTCGGACGCCGGGCCGCTTCCGCCGCATGAGGCCGAACGCCTGTGGGCCTGGTACTACGACGGCGGCATGGCTCATGTGGCTGCGTGGCTCGATGCTCGTGACGTATCGGCTTTCAATCCTGGGGCCGCTCCGCCAGTCACCGAGGCCAAACTTGCCATGGTTGATTTGGGCCTCTCTGGTGGCGAAGCCTTTATCGCCGAGCTTGCGAAGAATCGCGAAGGCCCGTTCGTTCGTGGCGTGGTTGGCAGCCCATGGAACGAGTTAGCCGCCGCCATCAGCAAGGGCAGCGCAAAGGTCGTCTCACGCGAGACGATGTTTGCAGCGTTGACGGCTGCGGGGTGGAAGGACATAGGCCGGGCGCATAGCGGGGAGCATCAGTCCCCGAAGCATCTGTGGGCTGCGCCTGAATTCGCCGAGCTACCCCGGGCGCAACTCCGCAACATGGTGGAGTCACCCCCGGGGCTGCACGTCGTCAAGTAATTAGTCGGTCAGAATTTCCACGATTACCGCCACGGCAACCGCCACAAGGAGCGCGGTCATTCGCCACGCTCCGCCCGTTCGGCACGGTGCAGGAGGTCGTGTGCTAGGTCATCCTTGCCGAGCGCAGTCGCCGCTACCGCTTGAAGCATACAAATGGCAGGGCTGGCCGGATAGCACGCTAGAATGCCGTTTAACGCGTCCTCATATCGTTTTAGACGCGCCTCAGGCGATTGCCAGAGTCTGGCGGCCTCGCCGCACGGTAACTCGTCAGAAGGCCACAACGCGGCCCGCTCATCATCAGACAGTAACCACCCCATATGTCACCCCGTTACCAGTAAGAGCCACCCCGAGAGCATCGCCAGTTGGGAGGCGGCACGCGCCGCCATGAGTTTGACGGCCACTCCGGAGGCCATGGCGCGAATCGACGCCACAGCCATTTAAGACTTCGCATTCGTCACCCGTACCTTGTCGGCGATCCGTTGCGCGAGGTCTAACCCGAATACCGTACCCGAGCGATATACCGCGTCGGTGAACTTCTCGAAAGCGTCAATGTCGAAGACGACCTCTGGCCCGTCTTCTTCGTCGGGTATCAATAGGCCGCCGCACTCCTCTGCGAGCCGGTGCAATTCTTCAAGCGTCACGGTTCGCCCTCCTCTCTGCGTCGGTGTATACCCGCAAGTGTACGGTCAGCGTGATGTGTGAAATAGTCGCGTCCCCGAATTTGTACCGCACATAGTCGGACACGTCACGGTCTACGCCGTCCATTACGTCGTCAGCCAGCACCCGAATAGGCACCTCAATAGCCTCTGTCTGTATCATGTCGCCCCCTTGAGCATTCGTACACGCGTGAGCGCGTCACGTTTTGCCGCGAAGATTTCAAACTCAGAACACAGCACGGCGATCCGTTCCGCGAGCGCCACGGCCCGGTCAACCTCGGGGTCGGTGTCGGCTGTCAAGCCCAACACTAGCGCGTCGGTTAAAAGCTCCTGCGGCTCTTTGATAGGCAGGGGCGACGTTCTGCGGCGTGGGGACTTGGTTGGGGTGGTGCGGGTCATGCGGCCTCCCCAACGTGCGGCGCAATGCGGAATGCGTCACGGGTCGGCATATCTTCGAGGTGTCCGGCCTTCACGGCCCCTTGGCACTCCCAGAGATGCTCTTTGAGTGCGACTGATGCATCCTGATAACTGGCGAACGTCTCCGGCTCTTCGTCTAAGCTCCACACGTTCTCCCAATGGTTGCCGATAAGGGTCAGCACCTCCCATCGCTGTGCGCTCATGTCAGCGGTACCAGTAGGTAAGGCCGTCAATCTCGACGGGCGTATAGTCCACGCGGACATTCTGCGCGGTCGTCTCCCAATCGATGGCGACGTAGTGCGGGAGGTCTTTTGGGATAAGGCCGCAATCGTCAAGCAGTTCGCGGACGTGATCCTCGAAATACTTGTCTTGAATCAAAGTTACGGGATACCAATCGCCGCGCCATTGTTCGTCGCCGCCGTAACCGACCAGTTCGGCGAGAATGTTGCACAGGGTTGCCAACTCTGCCGCATCACCAAGGTGCGTTTTGTGCCAAATTTCGTCAGCCCCGATTGAGGTTTGATAGCCGTCACGGTTTGGCGCGGTGTAGTTGTCGCGCTCGTTTTCCAGTTCTTCGACGCGGGCGATGATGTCGCGCACATCGATGATGTCGGCGGTGAGGTCAAGGGTTGTGATGTTTGACATGGTGTATTTCCTTTTTAGTTAGTGAGTAATGATTAGTCGTTGAACAATCGCAGGATAAGAGCAAGGGCGACACACGTCGCGCCCATTGAGTAGACAATCCACGCAGCGGACGGCACAACCCAAGGGGAGGCGATAAGGAGCAGGACGGCGAACCCGCCAAAAATGGGGGACATTTTCACGGCAGCACCTCCAATCGGCAGGGTGTGTTGTTGAGGGTCAAGGCGCGGACATATTGGGCGGCGTGGTAATCCGTCCAAAAGGTAGACACGTTGTCGGCGTTGCAGCCCCATATGACGCGGAAGCGCGGGTAGGCAGCGTTGCGGATGGGGTTAGACGTTTGCGCGGTAATGGTGACGTTCACGATTGCACCTCACAGAACGAAGTCGGCGAGCGATGACGCGAACATTACGCCCCATGTCTTACCGTTGGCGGTGATGCCGTAGACTGGTTCAACGCGATGACGCAAACCGTTGTATGCGGTATGCATAAAGCGAACAGCGACAAATTGACCTTTCTCAAGATCGTCTATGCCGTCATTTGTGAAAACGTGAGCGGCAACGCGTGCCGTCTTGTAGTTTTCATACTTGGGCGCGTGTTTGACGTAATCGGCGTAATCGAATGACATGGTTTTAACCTCGGTTTAGTTATCTGACGGCATCCATCATAAAACAATTCTTTACGCGCAAGTAGCAATCTGCAGGCGTGACCATCTAGCGGATAGCCTAGAGTTGACCATGTGCAAGTCGTTGAAAAATAAGGGGGAAGTGAGAGTTATGGTAAAAAATATATAAAGGAGGGAAGTGACACGCAAGAAAAATACAGAGTAGTAGTTAGGCTTTTTTCTGAAAAATGACCAGAAAATGGGTTTTTAGCCTTTCGCGTCATGCACTTACGCATGGTCATCTTGTTTTGAGGGCTTACCATCACTCTGCGTCCACGCTGTGGTTATGGATCGGCACACCTTTTGCCCAGCCTTTCCGTTGCGTCTACGCAACACTCTGTCGCATCTACGCCACACTCTCGCATAACCATGTGGTGTGGTATCTGCGCAACAAACTTGTTGCTTACGCGCTACACTTTGTTTGGTGTCCTGACATTGTCCGGACATCTACGCTACGACCACCAGGCGGACAGACAACCTTGGGCAGGGAGGGGGTGGGGGTGGGGGGTACAGGGCCAGGGGATTTGCCTTTACTGTTACGGTAGGACTCGTGAACAATTTTTTTTTATTTCTCACCAAACCTTTCTTGTCACTTCACATTGTGTTGTGTATCTTCGGCGCTACAGCGTCTGGCGTGATGCGCACGCAGCGACCGAGAGGAAACTGAAGGTGTGGTGGGTTAGTCCATACCGGACATCTAAGGCAACAGGTGCAAGCGTTACCCCCTTGCGCTTTGCACTCCGCCTCGGCACACAGTCCCGACGGATGTTCGGGATCGCGGCCTCCCGGCAGGATGAGCCTGCACGCTTGAGCTTGGGGATGTAATGGACGATACGTTTCGATCTATACCGTTTGAGCCTCGTGAGTTGAAAGCGACTCAGGAGGTGTTGGACAGGATTTACGATGCTGCCAAGCTCGGCGTAAAAGGTGATGCTTTGGCATTTGCTGCTGGGTTGTTGCCGATCGAGTATCGTCGGCTTCTGGCGCTAGATCAGCGTGCATCCATTGCCGAGGCGAAAGGTCGTGCCGATAGTGAGGTTGAGGCGGCTTCCGTTGTGCGCACAGCGGCTATGGAGGGAGATAGCAAGGCAGCTATGGCACTCCTCACCCATTTGCATGACTGGATGCCGAAGCAGCAAATCAACATCGACATCAAATCCCAGATCAGCATCACGGCGGCACTGCAAGAAGCGGAGTCTCGCGTTATCCAGGGCAGAATATTGCAGGGTGAAGCGGTTGCATTAGACGCTCCGCAAGCGGCATCCTTGGCGTATACGCCGGAGACTTCTTATGCCCCCGCAGAATAGACTTGCGCCTACGCCTAACAATGCT